CACTAAGCTGTATCAAGAGGGTGAAGACTACGAGGTCTCCGATGCGCTCGCCAAGTCCTTCATTGACGAGAAGGTGGCACGGGCCGCCGGCGGCAAGGCCGAACCTGCAAGCGCTCCCGCGTTTGTGGAAGGTGAGCTGTACCATGACGATGCCGACGGCCTCTTTGTTGGCGCAGTTCTCCCCGGCGAAAAAGAAGTCGGGCTGCTGCCGATTGAGCAACTGGCCGACGAAGAGCGCACCAAGCTCATCGAAGACGGCAAGCCGAAGGAAGACGGCACCGCCGTTGACGCCAAGGCCATCGACGCCGCCCCGAAGAACAAGGCCATCACCAAGGCTCCGAAGAACAAGGCCGCTCGCTAGGCCATGTCCAACCGGAAAAGCTACAATCTAATAGAGGCACCGGCCACAGAGCCGGTGTCCCTGTTGGATGTTAAGGCCTTCCTGAAGATTGATGGCACCGCCGAGGACGCCATTCTCACCATCCTCATCGCATCCGCCCGCCGCGCCGCAGAGGAATACACCAAGCGGGCCTTCATTACCCAAACGTGGCAACTCGCCATGGACAACTTCTGCATCGACGATGGCATTCTGCGTCCTGCCTTCATCCCCACCGGCCACGACATCCAGCTTTCGCGCCAGCCTATCCAATCCATCACCGCGATTTCCACCGTGGACACCGCAGGCGCATCTGCAACGGTTCCCTCCGATACCTATATCCTCGATGCAGCCAGCGGCCGAATCCTTCTCGCTCCGCAGAAGAGCTGGCCGACCGGTCTCCGCAGTTCGGCCGCCGTTGCCATTACTTTCGTCGCTGGATGGACCAATGCCGCGAAAGTCCCCGAACCCATCAAACAGGGCATCCTCCAGCACGTCGCCGCCAGCTTCTCCAGCCGCGTTTGCGCTGATATTCCGGCCGGAGCAAGGGCTCTTTACGACGGTTTCCGTTTACCCGAGGCGTTCGGTGCCTTCTGATGTGCAAGTGTGGCGCCGACTTCCCCTCGATGGCTACCAAGCGGATATCCGTGCAGGCCGCGACTACAGCCGATGACGGCGCTGGTGGACGTTCTGAGACGTGGGCAGAGACTTTTTCCCTTTGGGCCTTCATTGAGCCCATGGCGGGGCGGGAAATCTACGTGAACGCCCAACTGCAAAGCCGAGTGGACGCACGTATCACCATCCGTTACCAGCCTGCGCTCTCGGACACCACCACGGCGGCAAAGCTCCGCGTTCTCTTCGGCACTCGCGTCTACAACATAAAGGCCGTGCGCAACCTTGCCGACGACATGAAGACGGAAGGGACCGCTTTTCAGCAGCTCTTCTGCGTGGAGGGTGAGCCCTCGTGACCGTCCGCAATGCCGACCGCCTCATGCGCAAGCTGCGGCAAATACCACTCGATGCCCGCAGCGGCATAGGGACGGCTCTGGCCGGTTCCGTGGTCATGCTCGACAGTTATGCCAAGCAGAAAATACAGGGCGGGGGACGGGGCGGCCGAACGTATCGCCGTCGCTCGACAACCCACCAGGCATCTGCCCCCGGTGAGTTCCCGAAGACCGATACCGGCCAACTCGTGGCCTCTCTGTTCTTCCGCGTGTCAGCTGACAAACTCCGCGCCTTCTTCGGCACGAAACTCGCTTATGGGCGCTATCTGGAGTTCGGCACCAGCCGCATGGCGGCCCGCCCATGGCTCCGGCCAACGCTCCGCGCAAACCGCGACAAGATCACCGCCCGCGTGCGGGCCGCTGTAAAAGAAGCGTTGCGGAGGAACCGTGGCAGATAGCGCTCTTTCTGTCGTCATGGCCGCAATCGCCGCTCTCAAGGCCGACGCTAGTGTTGCCGAGCTCGTCGGCACGCGGGTGTACACGGATGTGCCACAGGCCACCGGGTTTCCCTACCTAGTCGTGTCCGTCCAGAGCGAACCGTTTGCGGCTAACGACTTCAGCGGGCAATCCCACCAGCTTCGGGTGCAATCCTTCAGCCGCCTTCCCGGGGCGAAGCAGGCTCTCGAAATCCGCAAGGCCGCCCTCCACGCGCTCGATCGCCACGAGGAAGTGCTCACGCTGGAAGAGGGGTCGCTTGTGAAGTGCGAATACTCCGGCCTGAGCGACTGCTTCATCGAAGACGATGGCAAAACATGGCAGGCCGTGGGCGAGCTGCAAGTTCTCGTGGTTTAAAACTTGCGCGAGTATGCATTTAAGGATTAGCTTATAAATACAACGAAAGGGTCATTGCGTGGCTGCACAGAAAGGGCGGAACGTTCTCGTCAAATACTTTAATTCCAATACGTCGTTGTATGACACGATTGGGGGCGCCCGCGAGGTGACCATCACTATCAACAACGAGCCGGTGGATATAACCAATTCTGACGATGCCGGTATCCGTAAGCTGCTTGAGGGCGCCGGTGTCAACTCGGTGAGCATTTCGCTCCAAGGGGTTTACGTCGAAGACGCCGCCGCCGCTGCTGTCCGTACTGATGCCAGCACGAACGCCCACCGGCGCTTTCAGGTCGTCATTCCGGGCACGTCCCCGAAGACCTACGAAGGCGAGTTCATGGTAGCCTCCCTCGAAGAAGCTGGGTCCTATAACGATACCGTCACCTCAAACCTCACGCTGGAATCTGCCGGCGTGGTAACCATCAGCTAGGAGGCGGATATGAAAAACTTGACACTCCTCCTCGCGTGCAGTGCCTTGGCCCTCGTTGCCGGTAGCCTGCATGCCCAATCCGCGCCGAACGTCAGCACCACGGAATCCAGCATAACCGGTCTGAACACCGCCTCCGGCTTGCAGGCCATGCCACCCGTTGCGTACCTGAAGAACGACGGCGCCACCCTGCTCGTCATCAAAAGCTCAGCAACCGCCGTCACCGCAACGCTCGTGACCCAAGCTGCCAGCGTGCAGAAGGAGGGCTACGGCAGTGTACCGCTGTCCAACCAGACCGTGAGCATTCCGGCCAACAGCGTCGTTATCATCGGCCCGTTCCCGCAAGGGCGCTGGAACAACTCGGCGGGACTGGTGCAAGTCTCCATGTCCGCCGTCACCGCCATCAGCGCCACAACTCTGAAGGTGCCGAAGTAATGACCGGTCCCGCACGCAACGAAGTTACCATCACCCTTGCCGGGGAAGAGCGCACCTTGCGTGCGTCTTTCACCGCAATTGCGGCAATCGAAAAGGCCCTTGGCAAGAGCATGATGGCTGTCATTAACAAGGTAGCCAGCGGTGACCTTGCCGTTACCGAAGCCGCGGTCATCATCTTCCACGGCCTCCGGGGCTTTGATGATACTCGGCTGACCTATGAGCAGGTTGGAGAGGCGGTCGTTACTGCCGGGGTAACCAAGGTCAGCCTGCCGGTGGTGGAGTTTGTCAACATCGCATTGAGTGGTGTCGAGGTGGGAAAGCCCGAGGAGCCGGTGGCGGCTCTATAAAGGCGCTGCCGTGGGAGGATATCATTTCCTCCGCTCTCGGTGTCCGGAAATGGACGCCTGAAACCTTTTGGGCAGCAACGGTCTATGAATACACCGCCGCCATGAAAGGTCACCTCGCCTCGCAGGGTGTGAAGATGGAACAGCCGATGTCCCGCGACGAGTACCTAACGCTCGTGGCTGAAGATAAGGCGAGACAGAAAACTAAGAGAATGCCCAATGCGTGAGCCAAACCCTTGAAGCCCTTGTCGTAGAGCTTCGTGCGGACGTACGGGGCCTTCAAACGTCCCTTCAGGCAGCCGCAGGCGATGTCAGTCGCTTCTCCAAAAAGTCATCCGATAGCGTAGATGGCTTCCAAGCCTCCATTTCCCGTGCCCGCACCGCCGTTCTAAGCTTGGGTGTGGCGTGGGCTGGTTTCCGCGTCGGGAAGGGCATCATCGACGCCGGTATGCAGATGGAGGCCATGCGCAACCGCATGCTTGCCGCCACCGGTGACGCACACGTGGCGGCGGATGCTCTGGCGTTTGTCCGTGCAGAAGCGGAGCGCCTTGGCATCGGAATGCAAACCGCCAGCAACGGCTTTGCCGGCTTCTCTGCATCTGCCCTTCGCGCCGGTCTCACTCTTCAGCAGGCAAAAGACATCTTCACCGGGGTGAGCGAGGCTGCGGTCTCGATGCGCCTGCCAGCGGAACAAGTGGCGCTCGTGTTCAAGGCGCTGGAGCAAATCGCCGGTAAGGGCACTGTGAGCATGGAAGAGCTACGCGGCCAGCTCGGTGATGCGTTGCCTGGTGCGTTTGAGATTGCCGCCAAGTCCATGGGCAAGACCACTGCCGAGTTCTCGGCCATGGTTGCCAACGGCGAAGTGCTGGCGGGTGAGTTCCTGCCGAAGTTTGGCGATGCCGTGCGGCGTGAGCTTGGTGGCAGCGTGGAAGAGGCAGCGAAGGGCGCACAGGCCGCGTTCAACCGTCTCGGCAATGCGTTCTTCGACCTACAGACGCAGATGGCCAATAGTGGCTTCCTCGATGTCGTCACCGACGGCGTGAAAGACCTCACCGCCGCCCTGAATGACCCGCAAACAGCGGAAGGCCTTAAGGGCTTTGCCAGCATGATGGCGGATATCGCTTCGACGGCATTGCGCGCCGCGTCGGCCATAGGGACGTTCTATGCGGAGTCGGACAAAGCCATCAAAAAGGCAGGCGATAGCCTTTTCTCGACGGTATTCGGGAAGGCTGGCGCCGATGCCATCGCCAATGCCCGGCGTGAGCGTTCCCTCAACCAGTCAGAAGATGCCGACAACGCTCGTCTACGCCAGCAGGCGATTGACGCGCTGACCCGCAAATATTCCGCACAGGCTGTGGCGTCCGGTGGCGGGTCATCTATCGGAAACTACACGCTTGGGACAAATGGCGCAGGCACGATGCCCGTCGGCAAGAAGTCCTCCGGCGCGTCTGCGCAGGAGAAGGCGGCGGAACAAGCGGCGCGGCTCCGTGAGCAAATGGCGCGGCAGGTCGAATCCATGCGTTACGGCTTTGCTGAGCCCGACCAGCAAGCGGCCATGGATCGCGACAGCCAGCAGGAAACATTGCGGGAAGCGCTGGAAGCCAAGGCTATTACCGAGCAAGAGTTCCGTGACCTAAGCCTTCAGGCGGAAATTGAATACCATGAGCGCCTAAAGGAGATCCGGGATTCCGCCCGCGACGAAGAGCTTACCTCCATGGAAGCCTTCCTCGGGTTACGTCTCAAGTCGCAGCACGAGCTTAACCAGGCAACCCTTGCCGAGCAGGCCTCCAGCTTCCGCTCTTCCATCGCGGAAGCAGCAAAGCACAACAAGGTGTTTTTTGCGATGGAGAAGGCGCGGGCCATTGCAAGCGCCCTCATCGCCGCCCGCGAAAGTATTGTGCACGCCTATAATTTCGGTTCCCGCATCGGTGGCCCTTATTTAGGCGCTGCGTTCGCCGGTGTCGCCGCAGCGGCTCAGGCGGTCAATATCGGCGCCATCGCCTCCACCTCGTTCAACTCGGGTGGCGGTGGAGTGTCAGCGTCAGGAAGCGGAGGTTCGGCTGCTGCTGCGGAAAGCGGCACGTCGGGACAAGCGGCTGGTTCCTCGGCTCCCGGGCGCTCGGTCTACATCACCCTGAACGGCGACGACGCGACCTTCTACAGCAAAAACAGTATTCGAAAGCTTCTGGAGAACATGAACGAGGCCCTTAGCGACGGGTCTCAGCTTCGCGTGGCGGTGTCGTCATGACAGCGGTGATCGGGTACGAAAACCTGCTGGAGCTGGGCGTTGT